ATGCAGATAAATTTGGGCTACTTGATTACGTAGCCTTATTTGTTACTGGAAGCATTACTAAAGAGACTTTTGATAAATTAAACGTAAAGCCCGGTGGTGGGTTTACTGATTCACAAAATGCTGCTCGATTAGCTGCTGAGAAAAAAGCGCAGAAGGCTGCCGCTGCCGCTGCCGCCAAGGCTGCTGCTGCTGCCAAGGCTGCTGCCGCTGCTAAGGCCGCTGCTGAGAAAAAAACACTGGCTAATGAAAAGGCTAAGGCCGCGCTATCTAAGGCTGCTGCCCAGTTTGATTTAACAAAGATACAGATAGCAGCTGCGCTAAAAAATACCTACGATAAAGACGAACGCCTGCGCCTATTGGCATTACAAGAGATCGAAAACGATAACGGCGAGGCTGCACTTAAATACGTCGACCAGTTAAACCTACTAACCAAAGAGCAGCAAACTAACAAGTTAGCCGGTATAGCCACCATAAGCCAATCAGAATTAAACTCAATTAACAAATTATTACTTGATGAACTAGCTCGCATATCATCTACAAAGATGTCTCAAGAGCAAGCAGATGCTGCTCGCGCGGAAGCATACAGAAAATACAATGCAGCTATTATTGCATCAGGTGGCTTAGCCGAGGCTAATTTCTACACTGAGAAATCACAAGCAGATTTATTAAAGATTGCGAGATTAGCAGCTCTACATGATGTTGCTACAGCGCAGGCCACACTAGATCTACTAAATTACAAAACACAAACTGACATCATCGACCGTATCGCAGCTGCTCAAAAACTAGCTGACGATGCCAAGATGGCATCTTTAAAGGCATACCTAGCCTTACTTGGCTCACCTGTAGTAATGCCTACACCTATTGTGCCACCTACAGTTATGCCGCCAGGCGTTGGCGGCGGTGGCCAACCAATACCACCTGGCTATGGTGGCATGTTCGATTACAGCGACTACCTGCCAGCAAACCCTGTTGGTTCATCTAATAACTCAATAACAGTAGTGGTTGAAGGTTCAGTATTAGACGGTAATGATTTTGTAGATATTGTTAATAACGCTTTGCTTAATTCTCAAAGGCAAGGCCGTTCGCAGTTTGCGGCAGGAACAATAGTCACGCCATGACCATGCCAACAGTAAACGCTGTTATTAACTTTTCTACTGGGCCTAGCTTTACTCAGACGATGATCCTTGACTCTGGCATATTAGGCACAAACGTGTTAGGTGATTCTGCTGCCCTTATTGTCGATGTTAGTAACGTAGTGGACAGCATCTCAACTAGGCGCGGCAGATCAGCAACAGCTGATGAATTTCAGACAGGTACGCTAACCCTGCGTATCGTGGATCAAAACGGAGACTTTAACCCACAAAATCCTAGTAGCCCTTACTTTGGCTTTTTAAGCCCAATGCGTAAGGTGGCAATATCGGCTACCTATGACGATGTTGTATATCCAATTTTCTCAGGCTTTATTACTAGCTATACGACCACTACCCCGCGTAATGCTAACGATGTTGTATATACAACTATCACAGCTGTAGATGCCTTTAGGTTGGCACAGAACGCCCAGATCAGTACGGTTACAGGTGCGACTGCCCAGCTATCAGGTACACGCGTTAATAAGATTCTTGATCAGATTGCTTGGCCTACAACCATGCGCGATGTAGATGCTGGCCTAACCATGCTGCAGGCAGATCCGGGCACAGCGCGTACTTCCCTAGCAGCTTTAACCACAGTAGCCAATAGCGAATATGGTGCTGTTTATGTTGGGAAAAACGGATATTTTGTTTTCCAAGATCGCACCGTCACAGCTGGCAGCGTGGCAGGTACGCCCGTAGTCTTTAACGATAACGGTTCAGATATCAGTTATTTCAATGCCGTTTGGCGACTCGATGACACCCTTGTATTTAACCAAGCAAACGTAAACAGACTTGGGGGCGCGGTTCAAACAGCCATAAACCAAGCCAGCATAGATAAGTATTTTGCCCATACTTACAACCAGCAAGACTTGCTTATGGCCACAGATGCCGATGCCCTTAATTACGCCCGCGCCTACGTTGCCAGCCGCGCAGAAACTAGCGTGAGATGCGATGCGATCGAGTTAGACCTAAACACAGATAACTACACAGCTGGCACAATCGCAGCCCTTGATCTTGATTTTTTTGACCCTGTAACTATTACTACTAACCAGCCTGGGGCATCAACACTTACTAAGACCTTACAGGTCTTTGGAATAGCGCACTCGATCACACCTAATAAGTGGCGTACAAGCTTTACAACTTTAGAGCCAATCATCGATGGCTTTATACTAAACTCAACCATATCTGGCATACTTGGTACGTCAGTGCTAAGTTACTAAGGAGATAAGACAATGGCCGTAGGCTTTCCAGCAAAAACAGACTTTGCCACTGGCGAGGTTTTAACTGCTACTAACATGAACGACATAACGGGTACGTTGAACCTGTTAAACCCATCAAATACAGACACTACCAATGCTTGTATAAATGGCGGTATGGACATTTGGCAACGTGGCACTACCTTTACTATCGCTTCAGGTACTCCGCAATACACAGCCGACCGGTGGACTAATTATTTTAACGGTACTGGCACTATTGCTCAGGAAACAACAGTAAAGCCTGATACCAGTACCTATTCATTAAAAATAACTAATACGGCAAGCTCATCAGATAATGCTATTTTCCAACTTGTTGAACAACAACAAATGGAACAATTTAGAGGTCGAACTGTGACTCTGTCAGTAAAATTAGCTGGTACAGCTACTCTTGCGCCTGGTATAAGACTTGCTTATTCAACGACTGCGAACGATACCTTGTTAAATACAAATACAAGTATTACTGCGTCAAATGTGGTTTCGCCTACAATTAACCTTTCAACTTTTGTAACTTATACCGCAAGTTTTGTAGTACCGACAACGGCAAAAACATTAAGAATTGGAATTGGAACTAATACAGGAGCAAATACAAATGTGCTTTACGTTTCAGAAGTTCAATTAGAATTGGGTTCTGTTGCTACGACTTTTAATAAGTCAGGCGGTTCAATAGGTGGAGAATTGGCGTTATGCCAGCGGTATTACTATCGTTTAACTCCCGGTGCATCAGGTCGTAGATTTGGCGTGGGTATGAGTACATCAACAACGGCGTCCGCTTCATTGACACAATTTCCAGTAACAATGCGGACAAATCCAACAGCATTAGAACAAAGCGGAACTGCTGGCGATTACAGTTTTGCTCAAGGTTCAGTAGTTTTAACATGTACTTCTGTACCTACTTTTGGAACTGCCTCAACAGATTCCTCACATGTAGCGTTAAGTTTCGCTTTAGGCGGGCTTGATGGTTATGCGGGTATGGGTAGGGCTACAAATTCAACTGCTTTCTTAGCTTGGAGTGCTGAACTATGAAATATGAACTACTAACAACTAATGATGAAGGCGTAAAGATTTATGCTCGCATCGATGATGATGGCAAATGTCGCGTTACTTGTACCGAGGAAAATCCTGAGTATCAGGCTTGGTTAAATGAAGCATCGTCTAAGTAAGTCTGCGATCCAGTTAAGGGAACAGATTGACGACACATTCCCAGATCGAGATCGAACTTCTGATGGTTGGATCGGCGACACACGACACTCTGCGCGTAAGTCAGATCATAATCCAGATGCTAGCGGCTGGGTTCGTGCCATCGATGTCGATCGAGATCTATCGGGTAAAGCTAAACCTGACCTTATGCCAGATCTTGCGGATCAAATTCGTCTCTTTGCAAAGTCTGATCCAGCAAAGCGAATCAGCTACATCATCTTTGACGGCAAAATCGCAAGTCCACTCCTTAAATGGAAGTGGCGCAAGTACACAGGGATTAACAAACATGTTAAGCACTGTCACATCTCGTTTACGCAGGCGGCTGACCTTAATGGTGAGTTTCTTCAAATACCTATGATTGGTGGAACAAAATGAAAGATCTACAGAACGCATTAGGCTCATGGGGCAGAGCATTTATGGTTGCGATTATCTCAATGTACGCAGCTGGAGTTACTGAACCAAAGGCACTAATTGCTGCTGGCGTAGCTTCTATAATTCCACCTGTCTTGCGATACTTAGATCCTAAAGATGAACTTGGAAGAAAATGACACAGGGCGAGTTCTTTCAGCTCTATATTGCCACGCTTGTAACGATCGGTGGATTGGCTGGCTATGTGATCACACACTTGTTGAGCGAGATCAAGCGACTCAACACACGAGTCGATGAGATTTACAACATACTTTTAGAACGGTAGAATAAAGCATGGCCGCGCGGAAAACTAAAGCCCTAGAGGATCAGGGTTACACACCTTTAGAGGCTTACTGTATTGGCTTGAACGAATACTATAAGGCTTTGCGCAAGGCTGGCTTTGCTACAGACATCTGCATGTCAATGCTCATGGATCCTTTCTCCTATCCTGATTGGATACTACCTAAGCGCATCAACGATAATCCCAGCAATATGCCGGACTTTTATCCTGACGATGATGAGGATTAATGAAAAGAACCATCGTAATACCAGACTTACAAGTTCCGTATCATGATGAAGTAGCAGTTAAAAATGTTTCGAGTTTTGTTAAAACGTTTCGCCCCGATGCTGTCGTTACTCTTGGAGATGAAATCGATCTCCCACAGATCAGCCGATGGACGGAAAACAAGCCAGGCTGGTACGAACAAACCCTAGCCAGTGATCGAGACATGACAGTTGATGTCCTATGGGAATTGACTCAGCATGCCAAAGAAGCTCACATGATCAGGTCTAACCATACTGATCGGCTGTATAACGTGATTATGAATAAGATCCCAGCCTTTCTGTCATTGCCAGAACTACGTTTTGAAAAGTTTATGAAGCTTGATGAACTAGGCATCTCTTATCATAAGAAGCCATTTCCCATTGCTAAAGGTTATGTGGCAGTTCATGGAGATGAACAGGCAATTAAACCTACGCCTGGCCTTACAGCCCTTGAAGCAGCCCGTAGGCATGGTTTAAGCGTGATCTGTGGGCACACACATAGGGCAGGCCAATCGGCCTTCACAGAGGCCTCAGGGGGCAAATTAGGGCGTATTCTGCGTGGCTTCGAAGGTGGTCACCTTATGGACATTCGAAAGGCTGCCTACACTAAAGGCACAATGAACTGGCAGCAGGCATTTTTGATCGTTGAAGAAGATGCTAAAGGTGTTCAGGTAACCACAATTCATCTAGAAAAGGACGGCACATTTGTGTACAACGGGCGCAGGTATGGACGATCTCGATAATCCGCTTAGGCGTGACATCGACAATCACATGGACGATGCAGAATTGTTACCATTTCGTTATCAAAAGGTGCTTGATTAGTCCTAGGTAACCTGTACATTCGCCTTATCAGTGATCTTCACTGAAGAAAAGGGGCTAAGAAATGAATCTTGATTTATATCTAACGCTAGTTATGGGAGCGTTTTTGGCAGTAGGTGTTGTAGCTGGTTATGCGCATGGTTACAAGCAAGGCAAAGATGAAGGATACGCACTGGGTCGCTCAGTTGCCCGACACACATTCTGGTCAGAGTGAAGGCCAGTGAAATCCTCGATGAAGCCAAAGCACTCCTCGTCGAACGAGGTAGTGAATACGGCGACTCAACTCTCAATCACATTCAAATCGCAAGACTCTGGAGTGTGTATCTTGACAAAAACATCGAGCCTCACGAAGTCGCAATCTGTCTCATCCTCACCAAGATCTCGCGAATTAAAACTACGGCAAACCACCCAGACAGTTACAAGGACATCTGTTCGTACTCTGCAATCGCTGGCTCTATTACATCAACTGATTGGACAGACCTTGACAGTTACTAAGGCAAAGCCCGGACAATGGTGCGATTACTGCAAGATGCGTTGGGGTCAAGAACACCCTAATGGCAAAGGTAAGACACTAGCTGTATGGACTGTGGTAAGTCAGCATGCTAAGTCTAAAGAAATCAACCGACATTATTGCCAGCCTTGTGCTGTCTGGGTGTCAATATGGCCAGATGGATCTCACTGGCCACTTACCGAGCAAGCCGAGTTTCTAGTAAAACAAGAGGAGATCGATCATGGCGTTTA